TTACCGGATTTGATATTACTCCTTACATGACTTCGGGTGTAGGTACATATTTTATGTATTTTTGTAAAGACGGTTGGCCATTTACATGCCACGAAAGTAACGCAGATTGGTGGATAACTTGGTATTGGGACGGTGCAACAGGAACATCGGCAACAACAGCAACGAGGATTATAAGTACATATCCAGCAGGAGGTTCAGTAAACGCTACAAGTACAACTTTTACACTCGGGTGGACAGGTTATCTCAATTCTGTAGATTTAAATTCAAACTCAAGGGTCAAAATGTGGGTATATAATGCCAAAAGTAGACAAGAAAACCTTACAGGGCCTATGTTTTCAGGAGTAAGTGGGCCTATAGGTACTAACCCTTTTAACGACGAAAATACAATATCCTTTTCAGAGGATTATACATGGGATTTAAATGACCAAGGAAGTGGTGATATTTTAGGTTCAGAAAGTGAAAGTATTCTAGGTGTTGGCGAGTATTTCATAGAAATTGAAATACAAAAAGGTTCATCGCTTTTTGGTTTATTTGATTATGCCTATACTACAATATACGCAACAACAACAACATTTCTTGTAGCAACAACAACAACATTTGGGCAATACATGCAAAATACAAGGTTTGAAATAGCAAGTACCACAACAGCAATAGCAAATGGTACAGAAAAATGCCATTTTAACACTAATTTTTCTTTTATAGGTTGTGGTATAGCTTTACTTACTTTAGCTTTTGTTCCTGATACTGCTGGATTACAGGGTGATTTTGAAAACTTACACAACGACGTTTTAACAAAATTCCCTTTTGGTATTATTACTGATTTTATTACAAAATTTAGTACGACTACAACAGGTTCGCTTACTATTATAGACGCTGATATGCCTGAGGCATTAGGTTTGGGTAATGCAAGTATTGAATTGGATTTAACAGGAGTTTTAGATACTGTTTTAGAGGCTACAACGTCAGAGTTTTTGACAACAAAACAAAATGATACAAGAACATTTTTTGAAATAACGAATCAATACTGGAAATATATTTTGTATTTTTTAGCTTTGCTTTATATAATTGGTAGAATTCTTGGTAGTCATGTTTTGGGTTGGGATAATGCTTTTGGTTCACGTGGTTCATTGTCTGATACAGGTCGGTCAGACGATAGTTACAAATTAAAAGAATGGTTATATAAAAATAGAAAATAATATGGGAATGTTTAAAAATTTAGCATTTATAATAAGTTATAGACGAAAATTAAGGGCAAAGGATAAAAGAGATTATGTTAATAAAATACCTCGTCGTGGTGTTTTTTCAATGAAACAGGGAAAGTTTTGGTAATTTAAAAAATTATGATTACAAATGGTATAATTGGATTTTTTATAGCATTTTTAAGGTTGTTTTTTGGGTGGTTGCCTGTTTGGGATATTGCTTCTTTGTGGTATATAGGCCCCACGTTATCCACAGTTGTGGATAGTATTGCTCTTACGTGGAACGCTTTTATGGTAACATTTCCTTACGCTCTTACTGGTTGGCAAGTATTTATTTATGTTATAATACCTTTTGAGGCATTATTGTTACTAGCTAAATTGATATTGGGTTCTCGTACTCCTGTATCTCATATAAATTAAAATGAATAAAACGGACAAACAATTAGGTGTGCCGGTGGACAAACAAGAGCTTGTTGGTGTTTTTGAGGCATTTGAGGGTTCAATAAACATGTATTATGGTTTGATAGGAAATGGTAAGACTTATACAGCAACAGCAGATATTTTAGATGATTTGGCACGAGGGGAAGTTGTTTATTGTAATTGGCATATAAATGTTGATGTTTTTGATGATAGAGAGAGTTTTTTTATGATACTAAAAAATCTTTTACTTTTTAGGAAAAGGTTTTTTGTTGTTAATTGTAAGGAGAATTTGCATTATTTTGACCCAGATGATTTTGAATCAATACCTGCTCTGGTTGAATGGTTAAGTACACTTAACGATTGCAAGATATATTTTGATGAGGGTCAAGATATGTTTGATAGTTATGAGGGGAATAAGTTTTCTAAAGCAAAAAGACGAATGATTTTGCATACAAGACATTTTCACAGAACACTTAATATAATTTCTCAAAGACCAACAGCTATACAAGTGTCAGCTAGGGGTAATGTGAATCGTTTCTATAAGTGTGTCAAGATTATGAGTTGGCCTTGGGTAAGATTTGCTAGATTTGAATTTCAGCAAATGTCTGGTGAAACGGTAGATGAAACCGTTGAGCCTGTGTCTGAAAAGCGATATTGGGCTAGTTCTAGGGTATTTAATTCTTATAATACAGATTATCTTGCTGAGGGTATTCCAAAATCACAGCAAGTATTTTTTGAGGCGTACGATTTAAGTTTTAAGGAAAGATTAAAAGCTCTCTATAGAGCCGTTTTCTCGCGAAACACCGTTCGCGAGAAAACGGATTAAGGACTTGATAACTCACTCATAATTCTCCATTAACATCTTAGTATAACATTTATGGCATTTACAAAGTTATTTATAAGTGGTAATGTAATTGAAACGTATCAATATGAAAAACAACCGTTCAATAGAGAGGAGTACAAAGGATTATCTCTTGAGAGATTTGTGGAGAGCAATAGACGAAAGGGAACAAAGAAAGACCATGTTGAGTTGGCACAAGATGTGGGTCGCAGACAAGACAACGCAAGACGTGCTCAAGTGGCTTTTGGACGTCTCTGCTCGGCTAACTTTACGGGAAGTGAGATTCCTGTATTTTGCACATTTACGTTCGCTACAGGGCGAAACATACAAGACGGCTATAAACTCTTTGGCCTTTTTATTAAGCGTATGCGGACGGAGTGCGGAGTTAACTTCCGCTATGTGGCCGTCCCCGAGTTTGGTAGAAAAGGGTCTGAAAGATTACATTTTCACGCATTATTTTGGGGTTTGGAATTGGAACGTGTTAGACGAGAACGAAAAGAAAGGTATTTTGCTAAAATATGGCAATACGGGTTTATTGACATGGTTGTAACAAATGGCGATGTAAAGGTTGGTTATTATCTTGCAAAGTATCTTAATAAAGCTTACAAAGATAAACGTCTTTTTGGTCGTAATTCTTATGTTTGTTCTCGGAATATATTACGTCCCCTTGTTTACAGTTCTTTTATTGACAACATTTTAGATTACTGTTATAATATAACTGTGGATAACTCTCCCAGTGTTTGTCGGAGTTATGATACACTTTATTTAGGTCGGTGCGATTATAAATTATATAATATCTAGAATATATGAACGCCATAATTACTAATAAGCAATCCTTTACTTCAAAAACAGGTGTTGCTTATGTTAAGTTGGGTTATATTCTTGAGGACGGTACAAGTGGGGAATTATTTATGGATTCCAAAAAGTACGATTCTTTGGGAATAGATGAAACAAAAATTTGTTCAAAACAGACTTTGACCAAAATTTTTGATGTTTCAGACATTGTAAAAATTCAGTTTGACCAAAGGGGTCAGCTCTTTTCTTTAGAAAGCTAATTGTGTTTTTACTGCCGTCGCAAAGACTTTGTCCGTTTTATTGCGACGGAAGTAAGTACGTATAATGGAATTTTTATTATTAGTCCTTATTGTTACCTCCATGATATTCATATTTATTTTTATAATAATGATTGGAATTATTTCAGTTTTTCTTATCATTGGAGGACAAAGGGACGACAATAGAAGTATTGAGGCATTAGAAAGACTAGAAAAATATCATAATGACTTACAAAATAAGTAAAATAATAATACTTATTCTTTTCGCTATACCTGTAATCAGTTTTGGTGCAACAGAAACACAAGAGCAAACAACAGGTTCAGACTGGCAAAATACATATTCAACATATAGAACTGCTCAAAGTTTTATTTTTACTAATACAGTAAAATTAAACTCATTAAAAATGAAACTTTATAGGTATGGAAATCCCGGAGATTATTATTTTAAAATATATGAAACAGACGGGAACGGTTGCCCAACAGGTGATGCTTTAGAAAGTCAAACATTAAATGCAGGAGAATTAACAACCTCACCTGTAGAAACTACAATAAATTATTCAGGAAATACAGAACTATCAGCAGATACAAAATATGCAGTAGAAATAACAGGCCCAACAGGTGATACAAATAACCAAATGAGATTTATTCAAATCTTCCAAAACGGAACAGACTTATATACAAGTGGTTCGCCATGTACATATTCAGGAAGTTGGAGTTTATACGGATATGATTATTCAGACTTTGTATTTACATTAACAGGAACAATACAAGAAGAGGAAGAAGAAACTCCAGTAGCAACAACAACAGTCGCTACAACAACAGCACAACAAGACGCGGGAGGAGTAGCTTTTGGTTTAGCTATCCTTAATACATTCGTCTTTTTGGGTTTTTGTGGATATATTTTTAATAGGATAAGTAGTAAAAAACCATGGAAATAATAATTTTTTGTCTTGCATTTTGGATAAATGTATTATGTGGAATACATATAGGCATTACTTATGCAGAACGAAAACATGAAATACCTTTTAAGAAAAGATTAAAAATTATATGACAGCATTACTTATTTATTATTTTTTGTTCGTAACAGGTGCGTTAGTTTTAGCAATTATATTGTATAAATTTTTTGATATGTTTTTGGATTTCATTAGTGGTCTAATTCACGAAATAACAAAATGATTTCACAAGAAATTTTGGAAATGTATTTATTTGTTCCTATAATTGCATTATCGTTGTTTTTGATATTTAAAATTTTTGAGCATTTTAAGTTCTGGTGATTTTACCCACCCTTTTTGCCATAGAAAGGGTGGGTAAGCTCGTTGGGACGATAGTCTTGGTGAGTTGAAAGGTTGCGTTTTAGTTCTATACGTCAATAGAATGTTAATACAAAACTAAAAAGAATGTCTAGTAAAATATGGGTTAGAAACCACACTAAAAGAGCAAAGAGGATTTCCCGAGCTTTTAGTCCGTGGGCGAAAAAAGGCCACAGACGACATTTCTTGAAGGTTTGGTAAAACATGCCAGATTTAAACGCAACAACAACAGCAGTATTTAATAGCGTTGGAATATCAGCGAGTGATATTTATGACACTATGACGGGGTTGATAGGTACTGCGGTTTCGTTCGGTCTATGGTTGGTTCAAGTTTCTTGGCCGTTCCTATTGGCTATCGGCTTTATATTCTTGATGTGGAGATTGGCACACAGGTTTACAGGCCTCGGCAGGTAGGCGAACCACGAAAAAACAACCTGTAAAGGTTGTTTGGTCGCCTCACCTGAGGAAAGCCGTGGTGTCTGAAATCCCCTGAAAATCATCACCCCGCTTAATAGTAATTATATAAACAATAACCACGTATATGCAAACACAAGTTATCCACAGTCAGATTTTTCCGAGGAGAGCCCTTAAAATAATTAGAGCTCTAACCTTTATGTGGTTAGCTTTAATTATTTTTGTATTACCTCGGAACGTATCGGCAAGTTTTCAATTAAGTACTTTTTCATTTTCAGGAGCAGAACTGTCAGTAACTTTCCCTGAAAATTCAGGAAATGGAAATTCTGAAATTTATGATAGTGCGGGGGATTATGACAATACTAGTTCGCATTATGTTGGTGGCAGAGCTTTACCAAGTATAGATAGTTTTACCGGATTTGATATTACTCCTTACATGACTTCGGGTGTAGGTACATATTTTATGTATTTTTGTAAAGACGGTTGGCCATTTACATGCCACGAAAGTAACGCAGATTGGTGGATAACTTG